AGCTGCTGACCTTGTAGAAGATTTAAACTTAGAAGTTGATGCTCTTATAGAGGCTAGACAGTTAGATGTTGCGCAAGTGGAGAATGTTGCTAGAGTTTTATTTCAACAAGACGTTACTAAGGTAACTACTGCTGAGCTTAGACGTGATATATTAATATTTGCTAAACAAAACCCAGGTGGTTTTATGCAGTTATTGAGCGACCCTATGCTAAAGATTAATGCAACGGTACAAGAGTTTTTAGATAAAAACTTAATACAGTTAAGAAATAGCAAAAAAGAAGCGTGGTTTAATACTCCTTCTAATAAAAAGAAAATGTGTAATATACCATTTGGTGAAGATCCAATGTATATTATGACATCTTATTTTCAAAGCGATGATGGATTAGAAGTGTTTAAGCACTTAAAAGCATTAGCTAAAAATTCGTAACTTTACGACTTGTTTAACCCATTAAAAACTTTTTATAAAATGGAAAAATTTATCAAAATTACAAACGCCCCTATTACTAATACACTAATTAGTGTTAACGGAATAAAGTCAATAGGTACTGCAACAGCAACTGCAACAACTGTGGTAATTAAGTATGCAGACGGAACAGCAACTACAGTAACAACTGCAGCACAAGTTGGTCATGATGTTTATACAGCTATCCTAAATGCTACTGAAGGCGCTTTAGTTACAAGCTGGACAAACCCAATGTTTTCTTTAGCTTTACCTAAAGCTGTAACAAGTATTGTAAATGCTTAACTAGTTTAAGTATTGTACTAAATTAAGAAGAAGCACCCAAATAAGGGTGCTTTTTTATTTTGTGTATCTTTGTAAAAAGATTTTCAAATGATAAATTCTGTAAGAAATACTGTGCTTGCTATTATCAACAAAAATAACTATGGGTATATATCTCCTAGTGATTTTAATTTGTTTGCTAAACAAGCACAATTAGATTTGTTTGACGAATATTTTATAAATTATAATCAGCAAATAAACGAGGAAAATGCAAGGGTTTCGGGAACGGGATATGCTGATATAAAACTTGGTTACGAAGAAGTGATTGATACTTTTTCTGTTACAAAAACTTTAGTACAAAACTCTAATAACATATATTATCTTCCTAGTCAAACGACTACTGGTGATGATTATTATTTATTGAATAAAGTTCTGTGTTACCAGGGAGGTGTTCTAAAGGGTCAAGCTGAAAAAGTTAGTATTAATAAAATAGATTTGTTAAATAAATCTCTTTTAACCGCTCCCTCATCTCAATATCCAGCATATACTCAAAAGGGAGATTCCATAACTATTTTTCCTACCACATTTAATGGAGCTTTAGATATACAAGGAACTTATGTTCGATATCCCTTAGATCCTAAATGGACTTATATTACTTTATATAATGGTGAACCTTTGTTTGACCAAACGCAAAGTGATTACCAAGATTTTGAATTACCGATTGATGACTCTAATAATTTAGTAGCAAGAATATTACAATATGCAGGTATATCAATAAGGGAGGCTGATGTATTTCAGTTTGGACAAATAGAAGAGCAACAGCAAAATCAAACTAATACATAATTATGGCGTATATAAATCAACGAAAATATTATACTAATGATGGGGTTGCACCCACAGATAGTAATTGGGGGTCTTATCAATATGTAAGTTTAGATAACATAATGACTAATTTTGAATTAATGTATGATGGAAATCATTCGTTAGTTAATAATGAAAATAGATATAAGATATTATTTCACGCAAAGAGAGCAATTCAAGAGTTAAACTACGATGCTTTTAAAGAAATAAAAGCATTAGAGTTAACAGTATATGATGACTTGCGTTTTGTTTTACCATCGGATTATGTAAACTGGGTAAAGCTTTACTTGTTTCAAGGTAACACCTTAAGAGAATTAACTGAAAATATTCAAGTACAATCTTCCATTCAATACCTACAAAACTCTACTGCTGTTTTTGGGTATGATGGAAATAATAATGTATCAACTATAGAGTCAAATTTAGATACTGCAAGAAAAGATGGGTCTTTAAATAGTATTTATTTAAATCAAAATAATGAAGCGGATGAGAACGGTAACTGTATTGACTGTGATGGCGACATATATAATTCTCGTATCGGAGCTAGATATGGTTTAAATACAGAAACAGCCAACATTAATCCTACTTTTACTATTGATAAAAAAGCTGGTGTTATTAATTTTGATTCAACTATGGCCAATAGACAATGTGTGTTACAATACATATCTGATGGAATGGAAAATGGTGATGACTCACAAATAAGTGTAAATAAATTATTTGAAGATTATATTTATGCTTATATACAATATGCTATATTAAATAGTAAATTTGGAGTGCAAGAGTATATTATTAATAGAGCAAGAAAAAACAAACAAGCTTTATTAAGAAATGCTAAAATCAGATTAAGTAACATTCACCCAAGTAGATTGCTTATGAATCTTAGAGGTGAAGATAAGTGGATAAAATAAAATGGCAAACATTCAAAGAAATTTTGTAGCTGGGCGTATGAATAAGAGCCTTGACGAAAGGCTTATACCAAACGGAGAGTATATAGATGCTTTGAATGTTAGACTTGGTTCTACTGAAGAATCAGAAATAGGGGCTGTTGAAAATGCTAAGGGAAACGTACAGGTTACATCACTACAATATACTGATGGAACAAAACTTAGTTCTCAAGCAAAATGTATAGGGGCCTATCAAGATAGTGCAAAAGAAACTATTTATTGGTTTGTACACGACCCTGCTTTTACGGTAGGAGCAACTGGAAAATTAGATTTAATTGTCTCTCTTAACGTAATTACAGGAGGATTAATATATCATGTTGTTAGTGTTGATGATGGAAGTGGTACTAATACTACTTTAAATTTTGATTCTAACTTTTTAATAACTAGTGTTAATAAAATTGATAATTTAATTTTTTTTACTGATAATTTAAATCCTCCAAGGGTAATTAATATTGATTTTAATTACCAAGACCCATTTAATAATATCGATCAATTTACCAATGAAGAAATTTTAGTAATAAAAAAACCACCTTTAGCTGCTCCGACACTAAACCTATTAAGCACTACTTTAGAAGATTCTTTTTTAGAGGATAATTTTATTTGTTTTGCTTATAGATATAAATATTCAAACGGAGAATATTCAGCTGTTTCGCAATTTAGTGAACCTGCTTTTGACCCAGGAATTTTTTCTTTTTCTTCTAATAGTTTTTTAAATGAAGGTATGGTTAACTCCAAGACTGGAGTACAAATTGCATACAATACGGGAAGTTCATTAGTAGTTGGAATAGATTTATTATTTAAAGAAGCAAACGATCCTACTATTAAAATAATTGAAAGAATTGAAAAATCAACTTTAGGTCCACATAACACTACCGCAACTTATGTTTTTACAAACAGTAAAATATTTACTGTTTTACCTGAATACGAAATATTAAGATTATATGATAATGTTCCGAGACAAGCTAAAGCTCAAACTTTAATGGGCAATAGATTGGTTTACGGAAATTATACTGAAGGTTATAATTTAATAGATACAACTGGCTCTCCTTTAAATTTAAATTATTCAGCTTCTATTCAAAGTTCATCTCTTGGAGGGTATGAGTTGACCACATCAAATCAATATGCTTTTTCTTACGATGCATTTGGAAATGTTATTACCTTAAATTCTTCAGGATTTACATTTGATTTTACTGATAACCTAGATAAATTAAAAGAAGGATATGTAATTGAATTTGATTTTAATTATAATTTTAATCAATATAACGGGACAAACTTGCCTAACGAACAGCAAGGCGATACTAGGATAAGTTTTAATTACACTTTAACTGCAGATTATTCAAGTGTTTCTGACTTATGGAATAGTTCAGATTTTAAATCAAAAATAGGGTTAACAATTGACTCAATTCAAACTGTATCTGATGCACAAAATGGAAATGGATCTACACTGACTGATAATTTTAATTTTACATTATTAGGAACATTAGGTACCGGTACCTATCAATATGCAATAAATCAAACTGGTATTACTTCAAGCACTTTAAACCCTCCAGATAAAGGAGAACCAATAGGTTCTTTTGTTAGCGGAAATACAATTGGGTTTTTATTTCCATGCGCTCAATATATAGAAACAACTCCCGGTACAACAAATCTTATTATTTCTTATTTTGACATTACATCAGTTAGTGTTACAATCCAAGAATCTTCAAATCTAGAATCCTTACATAGTAACAGAGGATATGAGCTTGGAATAGTTTATATGGATGAATATAATAGAGCAACTACTGCTTTAGTTAGTACAAATAATACAGTAAATATACCGTGTTCAAGATCTAGCAATAAGAACGAAATCATTGCAACTATACCAGTAAGTCAAAGAGCACCAGCTTGGGCTACTAGATACAAATTTGTTTTAAAACCTGATAGAGGAGATTATGAAACTGTTTATTCATCAATTTACTTTGAAGATCCAAATTCAATAAATTCTTATTTATTATTAGAAGGAGATAATATATCCAAAGTTCAAGAAGGAGACAGATTAATTGTTAAAAGAGATGTTGATGGAATTTCACAATCTTGTATATATGCTACTGTTTTAGAAAAAACCACAGAGTCTTCAGGTTTTATAAAATCTTCTCTCGATAATCCTGTGCCTGGTGGAACTTATATGAAAATGGCTACATCTGATTTTTCAGCTTCGGAAAGTGCATTAGATGTTATAAATTTTGGTTTAGTTAGAGCCAATGCTATTCAGAGGGATGTATATCCAGTAACTTATTATAAATTTTATACCTCAGAAACAGACACAGCAACTCCTCCTGTAACAACAAATACTAATTATAATGTTCCTATAGGAAGTAGGATTGTAATGAAAATAGAGCAAGTAAGAAGAGG